ATCAATAGCCTGCACTAAAGATGCACCAAAAAGGGCATCTACAACTACAGAAGTAGAGAGATAGTCAATATCGTATGAACTTTGAACACGTGGTGCAATTTGCATTGCAAAAACAATACTATCTTTTGTGAAGATAGATGCTGTTTCATCGCCAGTCGTGCCGTCATCATCCCAATCAACAGAATATGATGCTTCCATTCCCATGATTTCTCCTTGACTACCAGAAGCGTGAGCAGATACTCTACCAGCTTGGTTCGCAAGTGAGAACTCGTCAAGAGCAAATAATGAATTATAAGCACCAGGTGAAGCATACAAGAAAGCATCTTGCGTGTAATCAACGCCTGCATCCATTAACTTCTGTGTGCCTGAACGAATCAAGGCAGAAGTAAATGTATTATCGGCGGTAAGTGTTACATCGTTAGCCGTTGCAGATTGAATCAAAAGTGCAATATAATTTTCCACTTTCTTTGCTAAGGCATAGCCCATTGATTTTGCATACATATTGAAAAGGTCAGCACTCTCTTGGACGCGAACAATGTCTTCAATGCGTTTAGCACTGTAGAAATGTTGGTCAACAGAAAGGTCTGTCTTTCCATCAGTATTAGCAGAGTAAGTTACTGCTGTGTCTGCGGACTTTTGAGATGCTGATTCTTCATCAACACGGGGAATATGTAACGTATCTCCTCCACCAGAAAGCATGGAAGATAAATCGGTTACTTTGTTTTTTAGCGAAAATTTACGTTCCGCATAATCTAATATCGCATCTGACCAAAGTTCGGGTATGAAATTTGCTCCAGTTGTGACTGTTACGTTAGCCATTTAAGGACTCCTATCGTTTGTAAGAATCTACAATACTTGACCAATTACTACGTTTTTCTTTAATATCCATCTTCTTCCATCCATCCTTTGGTATTGCAGGATTAATTGTCCCTACAGTATCAGGTGGATTGGTTTTAACGGATAATTCTTCAACAACATTTAGTAAATCGTCTGTATCGAGATTTCTGAATTTTTCTTGTTTAGATTCAGGAAGTTTGCTTAAAGCGTCATCTCGAAGCCTTTTGTCCATTGCAACCCACTTTTCCTTAAAAGGTCTGTAGGATTCAACTTCTTTTTCGAGAGTGGTATTTAATTCTTGCCATTTCTCTTCTTCTTGAAGTTTTGCTTTCTTCGCATCTTCCTCTTTTAATTCAAATGTTTTCAGTGAATCACGTAACTGATTTCGTTCCGTAATTACCTCATTTAACCTTGAACGTGGTATATCATTATTTTCGGGTTTTGTCCCGTCTTGAGTTTTTACGTCTTCAACGACTGGTTCTGCTATTTTTTGCTCTTCTGACATTTTAAACCTCTTTAGTGAGTTATTAGTAAAGATTCATAGATGCAAATATCCTAAGAATATCTTGCATTAAATCTACACGGGAAAGTAAGTTCTTCCCATACTATAATGCAAGAAAAAAATTACGTATTCAAAAAGAAGTGGTTTGATTATCTTGGCTACCAACCGCATGATGGTCAATTAGCACTTCATTATCCTGAAAAAGCAGATGCCAGATTTCATGTTATGGTCTGTGGTCGTAGGTTCGGGAAAACGTGGGCAAGTGCTATGGAAGCCTGTTATGTCGCATCTCAGCCTAATAAACGCATTTGGGTTGTCGGCATGTCATATAGGAAAGCTCGTCTTATCTTTCGTGAGATTTGGCAAAAGATGGTTGTTGGGCATCCTGAAGACATCAAACGCTCATCTGAAAAAGATATGCTCATTGAATTTAAGTGGGGGACAACAGTAGAGGGAATGTCGGCAGACAATCCTGATTCTCTTGTTGGCGAGGGATTAGACCTCTTAGTGGTAGATGAAGTTGCAAAGATGAATAAGAAAATATGGGATATGTATTTATCCCCTACAGTTGCAGGTCGCAAAGGAAAGGTCATTTTTATAACTACCCCCGAAGGTAGGAATTGGATTTATGATTTATACAAGTTAGGGGAACATGACCCTATGTGGGCATGTCACTCTGCTCCATCGTGGGTAAATCAGCATGAATTTCCTCTTGGTTTAGAAGACCCTGCTATTATTGAGCGTAAACGGAATATGTCAAAAGCACTCTTTGGGCAGGAATTTGGAGCAGAATTTTCTATCTTCCAGGGGAAGGTGTGGGACTTTGATAGGGGCATAGATACTGGTAATTTCCCTTATGACCCCAATTTACCTACTTATTGTTCTATTGACTTTGGATATAGGATGCCTGCTGTCATATTTGCACAAACAGAATTTATAGGCAATGTAGAGCATATTAGGGTATTTGATTCTATTTTACATAAAGAAAATATTAAAACCGAGGATTTGATTAAAATGATTAAAACTAAGGGCTATCCTATTGTTTCTTATTATGGCGACCCTGCGGGTTCGAGTGTTCAGGGACAGTCTGGTGCAGGTGATATGGAGATATTTAGACGTAGCGGAATCAGGATTCTTTGCATGAGAGATAGAATGAGTCGTAATATAATTGCAAGTGTCTCCTATGTTCGTGGATTTTTCTCAAGTGCGGATGGGACACGAAGAATCCATGTAGATAAAAAATGTAAGGATGTTATACAAGATTTTGAGGAATATCGCTATCCAGAGACAGAAGATGGAAAGCCTATTAAAGAAGAACCAATAAAAGACGGACACCATGACCACGGAAACGATGCTTTTAGATATTTTATTACCAATCGCTTCCCAATGAAAAATAATCAACTAAGGAAAATACAAAGATGATAAACCAATTAATAAAAGATAAACTCACTGAAGTAAAATTACATCAGGCTCATGGTCGCAGGAAGGAGATTCGTAAATATTTAAACTATTATACAGGCACTTCGACAGATGATTATATAAAAAGTTACTTTAGTGGAGATGCTTTTGGAGAGATACCACCCTCTTTGACTAATTTTACTCGAAAATTTATTAATAAGATTAGTCGAATCTATACATTGGGTGCGAATCGAACTACGGGTAATACAACCGAAATTTATAATAGCCTAATCCCGACAAAAGATGTAAGAATGAAACATATCGAGAGAATGACTCGACTTGTAGGCACTATCGCTAATAGAGTGTATTGGCGAGATGGAAAATTTGACTACAGACCTTTGTATTACTTTGAAACATACTTTGGAACAGACCCATTTAAGCCCGAAGCAATCATTTATCCCCTCCTAAATAAGACATCAGACCTATCTAATGCGGATGCAATGCAATGGGAGTATTGGGATAATGAAAAATATGCCACTCTTAATGAGAGTGGGGATATTGTAAGCGAAAAGGATAACCCTTATGGCGTATTACCTTTTGTTTTCACGCATAGAGAAGACCAAATAGACTCTTTCATTGTTGAAGGTGCATCCGATATTGTAAATTGCAACGAGCAAGTAAATATCGGGCTTACAGAGATGAATCTTGGGTTGAGATTCAATATGTTTGGGCAACCCTGGGTTAAGGGTCTTAGGGCAGACCAAGAAATGATGCGTGCGGGTTCAAATACAATCTTAGATATGGGTGAAGATGGTGAATACCATGTAACATCGCCACAAGGCAATATATCAGAGGCTATTGAGAATATCAAGTTTCAAATTGAACTAATCGCTTCTAATAATCACTTATGGATTCAATGGGCAGAGTCAGGTGGCGAAGTTCCATCGGGAATCTCCTTAATGATTAAAGACCTTGAACGTAAAGAGGATTATTTTGACGATATTGCAATGTGGAGGCTATATGAAAAAGACTTTTATGATGTTGAAAAAGTTATTGCGGAATATAATGGTATTATTTTATCTGAAGATTTTGGCGTGGATTTTGAAGAAGTCGAATACCCAACAACAGTCCAAGACCAAATACTAAGAGATACATTTGACTTGGAACAGAACCTTATTACACGTGCCAAAATCATGGTAAGGGGAAATAAGGATTTAAATGAAGCACAAGCACAAGGAATAATTGATGCAAACAGAGAAGAAAATGACAAAGAAAACAAACAGTCAATTTTTAATCAATTCCGTAAGGAAACTGGACAAGATAAACAATTTGGAAATCAGTCTTAGCGGAGACATAGAAGAAATCATCAAAGACCCTATTGCATGGGGTGAAAGAATGGTTGAACAATTTATTCTCGGCAACGAAGATAAGTATTTAGAGGCAAAACAGCTCGGAAAGGACTTTTGGGATGCAGTTGAAGATAAAAGCAAGGGTTGATTTTGGGAAATTGGCATTAACTATGCCATCATTGATTGATAATTACCTAACTCGTGTGGCAGTATCGTCGTCAGGAAGGGCAAAAGAAGCGATTGATAGCGGTAATTTCACGCCTTTAGCTCAATCTACGAGAGAAATTAGAGAAAAAGGGCAATCACCCGCATCTGGAAGAACAAAAACCTCATCAGCCAAGCCATTAGTCCATACGGGAAGCCTTAGAAAGAGTATTAAGGCTAAAGGAAAGTCAATGGAAATGCTTTCTTATGGTATTCACCACTTAACGAGTGGCAAAACAGCTAATAGTAGGTTTGCAAAAGCATTTAACATGTCTGGTAAAAATAGACCTGCGAGGGATTTCCTAAGCCTATCTATGAAACTTGGGTCAAAAGATGCTACAAAGCTTACAAAGAACTTTTTTAAAGCGATTAGAAAAGCCTTACACAAAAAAACACCGCTCAAATAGGGAGTATTATGCCAGAAAAGGAGAAAATGGATGACAAAGACAGAGATGTATTACTTTGGGTTGCTCTTGGATTATCTTTTGATATTAGAATCTTCACTGAGCGACTTGGACAAGAAGTGGAGCGACTTAGACGAGGTGGTGTTAGCGAACAATCAATTATTGGGATTCTTAGCCAAGACCTTAACAGACACGGGCGTATCTTCGGGGAGTTCCGCAATTCAATTAAGCGAGGAGTTGTCGGAGGCATTAACCAAGCTTTCCGCAGACAAGGAGAAGTGGGGAGAAAGCTAAGATGGATTGCCGTATCTAAGAATACATGCCCCGATTGTGTTAGTAGGGCAGGGCAAGTAGATACTTGGGATGGATGGGAGTCGAGAGGGATGCCAGGTTCAGGATGGAGTATATGTAAAGAATTTTGCTACTGCCAATTAATCCCCGAATCAATGGAGATGGATGATTCAATAAAAATTTGATATAACTATAACTTTTAAAACAATGCCTTATTCTTTATATACGAACAATAGGCATAAATAG